AGGGGATAGGCCGCCCCATCGTGCGGGGCGGCCTTTTCTGTTATCCCTTGATAAGCTCGAACGCCTGTGCGTCGGTAAATCCGGCCTTTTTCAGCTCCGAATACCAGCCGTAAAGCTCCCGCGCCTCTTTCTGTTGCTCGCTATGGTTTGTCAGCCATTCGGCAAGGGTTTTCCCGTTTTTGTGACTTTCTTCTTTTCCATCAATCACGGCGGGAATATCGAAGGCGGCGGCAATGTGCTTCATCATGTCCACCGCGTCCGCGCGCCTCTGGTCTTCGTCTTCCTGCTCCTTTTCGCGGGCGGCCTGCGCCTCCGCTTCGCCAAGAATGCCCTTCGGCTCTTCGCCTTCCCCGAAAATGGCCTTGTTCAGCCCTTCCGCAAGGGCTTTCCCGATCATTTCACCGAACGACGGCTTGCGCTCGTTCACTTCGTCTTCGTCATAAGATACCAAAATATCAGATTTCAGAGCGCAAAGCGGACGCACGCCCCTGTTGCCGTTGTACGCGTAGTAGTAGTTCAACGCCCCCGAAGTGTTGACGTTGCGCACAAAACTTTTATAGCCGTTCCGCTCGGTTGAAAACGGGGCACAAGTCCAATAGTCTTCCGACGCTTTCGGAATGATTTTGCGGAATGCGCGGTACATCTGATCCGTGATAAGCCCGTTCTTTGCGCTGTCCGTGCCGTAATCGTCTAAACCGTCGTCGGAAGTCAGGTCAAGGACGATCGGCACAAACGCTTCTTTGTCCGCGCCCGCGGCGGCCAGCTCTTCCAGAAAATCACCGTTCAGGAAAGCGCGGACGGAAGAGGCGGCAAAATCGTTCTTGTTGTCCGTGTCGAAAGCCATGTACCGAACTTCGCCGTTTTCGTCCTTCAACACATCTTCCGCAAGGCAAAGCGACATATTCGGGCGTGCGTCCAGCACAACCCACTTCACACCGCCGTATGTAATGCGGCTTTCTGCACCAAATTGTCCGATCTTTCCGGTTTTCAAAATCTTTTCCATTTGAATAGCTCCTTTCAATTTTTCCAGCACCGCCAACACAAGGCGGGCGGCGCGTGATTGTGATATATCGGCTTTCAATTTTTCAAACGCAAGGGAAAGCCCCTGCGCCGTTTCTGCAATCGTTGGATCGTGTGCGGCCTGTTCCCGCTCGTTCAACATGGTTCTTCGCCGCCTTCCCCGAAAAGGTCTTGCGCGATCCGGTTGTATTCCTCAAAAATCCGGTTAAAGGCGGCCTTCCACGCTTCGCCATGCTCCCGATCGTCCGGCGTGGCGACATGAGCCAATTCGTGCGCGAATATTTCAACGCCTGCCGCAATGGGGATTTCTCCGGATACCTCCACAATGGGCGGCGATCCATCTTCCGGAAAGGTTGTTACCCCGCAAGCCGCGCCGCCGCTTCCGTCTTCTACCTCCGGCACAAAATAGGCCGCATATTCCCGTTTGGGGTAAAGGTTCTTGAAGGCCAGCGCAACCAGCGCGAACGGATCGTTTGCAAAGGGCGATACCAGCCGCCCCGCTCCCGCGGTCAACATTTCTTCCCGCCGTGTCGATATGGGCGGGTTTTGTTGTATTCGTGCTTGATCCGTATTGCCTCTTCAATATCAATTCCGGCGTGCCCGCAATAGTCCAGAATGCGGATCATGCAATCGGCCAATTCCACCGCCACGCCTTCCGGTTTTTTACTCTGTGCCGAACAAGGCGCGTCCGGATTTTCCGGATTGTATGGCCTGCTTCCGCAATGCGCGCTTCCGTCTTCTTCGCAACATACCCCGCCAGCATTGCACGGGAAGTATAGAACAGGCCGCCCGCTCCGGTATTCTTCCAAAGCCTCCGCAAGCTCCGAAACGCAAAGCATAAGGATTTCGGGCAATTCCCGTTCCTGCTCCCACCAGCCATGCGCAACGGCATTTTCATGTACCGCCGCGGCAAGCTCGTTCAATCCCTGTTTTTCCATCGTCTGAACTGCTCCTTTCAAATTCGGCGCGTTTCATACGCCTTTTTCAACGCCTCTTGCCCTCTGCTCATAATAGAAGGGGAAGCAATACCCAAAAGGGCGTTTACAAGCGTTCTGCACGCTATGTATTCGTTACCCCGCTTTTCGATCCAAAACGCCGCGGTTTTGAACTTGTCTGTTTTGATCCTTCGGATTTCCAGCATTGCGCGCCCTCTCTTCCTGTTCGGCCTCTTTCACGCATTCGCATGTTTCGCCATAGTCAAGGTGACTTCCGCACCGATCGCAAACCTTGTATTTCAATCTTTCAATCTCCTTTCCAAACCCCATCAGGGCGCATTTGTGCAAATGCTAGCAATCCCGCAAGGGCTTTTTTCGCGTTTCCTTCCGTCGCTTCCCAATAATCTTCGGAAATATCGTCGGACAATTTTTCCATTGCGGCCTTTATAATCGGTATGCTTTCAGCTCCGGTCATTCCGTAGATTGTCCGGATACCGTTTTCCCCGAACACTCGGCGGTAATGCTTTCCGTAGTTGTATGTAATATTCAACCACGCTTCCTGTGTTCCATATATCGCGTATGTCCCGCCGCGTATCATGTGCGGGGTTTCAAATTGTATAACCTCGCCGCCGATCGGTTCGCAAAGCTCAATATCATAACTCATATTTTCACTGCCTTTCCGTTGTAAATCACCAGCATAGAGGGGAAGGGCGCGGGATCGGCGGCGTTGCCGTCTTCGTCCGTAAACCGAAGCCGCCCACGAATAAAGCGAATTTCCGCTTTGTGGTATATAAAATCGTGGAAATAGCTTGTATCGGTACGCGCCGGAATAAGAAGGACAATCGGTGTTCCGGCCTGCGCCTCTTCGTATGCCTTTTGAACCCACTTTCCGATTTCGCGCCCATACGGGGGATTGCAAAATACTGTACCCCCCCCCGCAACCTTCCAAGAGGATTTAAGCCCGTCCGTTTCCGGCGTGAAGTATAGCGGGCATTTCGCCGTTTTATCCGTGGCCGCCGCGTCCAGCGTGAAGGAAAATTCTTCGTTCAGCTTGTCGAAGAAGTCTTGCGGCGTACACCAGCACATATTTTTAGAGGATAACAAAGCCTTGTTCATGCGCCCGCCCTCGCTTTCTGCAATTCCCGTTCAAGGCGTTCGATCTTCCGGCGCAAGGCGCGGTTGTCAGCGTTTACCCGCTCGATCTCTGCGGCCAGCTTGTCCGCGGCGGTGTCCGTTTCCTTTTGATAATCGCAAGGGCGCACAACTTCGCAAATATAAACCGTTTTGCCCGATCCGGAAAAATTGCTTTTCGTTTCCTCCGTCTGCAATACAATGTCCCGCGTGGCGCGGATTTCATCAAGCGACATCAGCACAAAGCGGGAATGCCTCTGCGTCCTAATCATCGTCGCCCGCCTCGCTTTCCGGCTCAATGATTGCCCCCGTTTCCGGATCAACCTTGAATTGCCCCGCGCTCTCTGCGGCGG